ACACGCAGCAGCGGCCAGTCGTCCAGCCGCTGGATGGACTTGAGTACGCGGTTCAGCAGTCGCAGCATCTTGCGCGAATCTGGCCGCAGATCGTCGTCCAGCGAACTGGTTTGACGCCAACCTAGGCGGTCCTCCACCTCATTGATGAGTTCCAATCCGGTAATCATATTAGACCTCCGGCACTGCGACAAATTCCCAATCGTAAGTGCCATCAGTGTTGGTGAGGGCAGTGACCGCCGTTACGGCGACCTGGAGTCCGTGCACGAAGATGTTATGCCCTGGCTGCAAATAGGCCAGCGCACCAGTCGCCGAGATGACCTCGAACACTACACCGGCGGTTTCCGTCTGTGCAGCAATCGACAGCCCAGTAACCGCAGCAGCCGAACCGGGCTCAGTCATAGCCAGCGCATTGCCAAGAACCGTATGCGCGTGGTCAACCCAAGGACGCACCTTGATAGTTAGCGCGGCATCGTTGTTGGTAGCCCAGAAAGCGCCGCCACATCGCCAAGCGTTATACGGCAGGTTGATCGTCTGCACGACGCCGGTGGTAGTCAGCGCCGCAGTAAAAGCGGTTCCGCCGCCAGCATCCTCGCCCAACTTGTGGATCTCAACCGGATCCCCCTGCGGGCGATTTCGATGCGGATAAGGGTACGACATTGTGTTCTCCTAGTCTGCGGCGAGAATAACGACTCGCGCGGTGTTGATGGTGCTCTCATTCTTCACGTGCAGCGAAGTGACAGCGGTGTTCAAGATGCCGAGCACGCCCGACACTGGGACGAAGTTCGTGTCGCTGTTGACGGACACCTGGATGTCCTGGTCTGTCTCAACCATTAGGTAGCCTGCACTGGCCACGCCGCCAAGCGTGATCTGCTTGGTTGTGTTAGTGGCCAGATTGAAGTACCGGTGGACCGACTCCTCCCACAGTACGTTCTCGTCGTACCGCCGCAGGTCCTGCTTGTCGCGCCGATTGCGCGTGCTTTGATACTTGATCGTGGCGTCCAACTCCAGCACTGGCCGGAAGAATGGCGCCGAGTCCACGATGTTCTCGATCGGGGTCTCCGGGTCTGGCCCCGGCGGGATCACAGGATACGCTGCGACGTCGATCGTGACGGTGCTCACGTTCGAGTACGTGATGCCGTCGTAGGCTCGGAACGTGAACAGGTCCGTGCCAGAATACGAGGCATCTGCGGTGTACTCAAACGCGCCGCTGGTGGTGTTCAGCGTGAGCGTGCCGTGCGCCACGTCTGACACAACCGTAAACGTGAGAGTGTCGAGGTTAGGATCCGAGGCCCCACTATTGAGGCCGTCACCTGCCGTAACTGATTCGGTGATGCCTGCCGTGGCGCTGAACGTCAGCGGCGTCACGACTGGCGGAAAGTTCACTACCTGCTGCACCGCGCCGACTGCGCCGCCGTCCTGCGCCATTGTCATGGCCGCAGTGTCAGCAATGCGATAGTCCTTCGGCAGGTCGATGCTGTACCCGGACGAGTTGATGTTTGCCCAGGTCCACGCCGCCGTGCCGTTGATGATGTCTGCGACAGTACCGGCGCGCGTGATGGCATCGGTTCCGTGCAGCGTCGTGCTTCCGTCCGTGTCGCTTGGCCAGTCTGGGCTATAGTACCCGTCGTAAATGGCAGCGGTCGTTCCGGTCAGGCATGACGCGAACGACGCGTTAAACACAAAGTAGTTGTATCCGATCGTGCCAGAATATGTCTGGTTGATAATCGAGGTCGGGATGCTGATGACGCCGAAGCGCAGGTTCTGCTCCACCTCGACGATGCTGCTACTGGCCGAGAAACAGATCAGATTGCTGTGAAATTGTCGCTCGTCATTTGGCGTGTTTACGCCGTTGTAGTCCCCAAAAAACGTGTTCTGGCGCGGCGGGGAGGCGCCGACGTGGCGGTAGTCGTACGTGCAGTTTGTAACACGAATTGACGGTCCACGGGTTGATGTGTTCGAGTCCTGGTCAACTACTGGGTCGCTCTGCGAGTAGGCAGCGTTGGGCAGGCCATAGAAGATACAGTAGTCGGCATGGACAATATAGCCGTTATCGCCGCGAATTACTCCGTATTCCAGGTAGCAATAGCGGCACTCCGCGATCGCAGGCTCAACCTCTTGCGATCCGCTGTATGCACCGGTGGCTTCCAGCAAAACTGGATACCGGCTGACGACGGGTGCGCTGCTGCGCTTGATTGAACAGTACTCGACGCGAATTGGGTGGCGCCCCGCGTTCGCGCAGCGAATCATATCGGGGTGCGCAATATTCGGAAGCGTATTGCAATCGAACTCGAATCCCCGAATGATGAGGTAGTTCGGACGGTTGCTGGTGTAGAAGAACGTGTAGTACGACGCCGTTGTCACCAGCGTCGCCTTGGCAGGGTTTCCGCTGGCGTCTGTGGCCTGGATAATACAGGCCGGGTCGCTGTAACTTGTGCCGCGCAGTGTGCTGCCATCAATGGTAGCAGCCATGCCAGCCGCATTGGTGATGGAGCCTACGACGTTGAGAGTGTCGCCCTGACTCAGCAGAGCGACACCCGCAGACAGGGTAGCCTTAGCCTGTGCATACGACGATCCGTCGTTAGCATCGTTTCCAGTGTCCGCTACCCAATAGATCATCTCTAGATCCTCTCTGCCACCGCAATAAGGTGGTGCTTGTCGGCCGGTTCAACGTTGATAGCCCACTCGCGTTCCGAGTAACCAGCCATCGCCAGCATTTTGCGGACGAGCTCTTCGTTGAACAGGGCCGTGTGCTCGGGTACCTCTTCGGGTCCCATACAGTTGTTTGGGGTCGTGATGATTAGCTTCTGGGCTGAACTTTCACGAATTAAGGTCAGGAGCTTAACACCGAGCTGGTGGTCCAGGTGCTCCAGAGTCTCGGACATGACCACAGTCTCGTCCTGGCCGATGCGATCCGACGTGAATTCGCGCAGGTCCAGCACGTTGGCCTGGAGGAAGCGCGCCTTGCACATCTCGACCGCGGTCGGGGACAGATCGTAGCCGACCCACGACACCTTGTTCTCAGCGGTCAACTTGCTGCCCAGAATACCGACACCGCAGCCGAGCTCGACGACAGTCGCGCCGCGCTCCACGTTGTCAGCGATCTTCTGGACCATCTCCGGGTACTTGCGCCAAGAGTCGGCGCCTTCCTGCCCGTACACCTGGTCCCAGTACTGTGGGGTGTTGATGTTACCAAGACGGGCCTTGGTCTTCTCGTAGCCCGGCGCGTCATTGGGCACCTCGAACACTCGACCGGTGCGGATGTCGAAATGGCCACACATCACGCGGCCGTCCACGTACACTGGGAACCCGGCCTTGTTGAGTTCGCGGCAGAACCGGATGTCGTGGCCCCACATGACGCCGCCCTCGCCCTTTTCAGTCGGCAGGTCCTTGGCGTCGGCCCAGATGGGGGTCTCGGGGTTCTGCTCCATCCACGTCTTGATCGCACTCACACGCGCCAGCAGACAGCCAGCACCAGCGCCGAAGATCAGCTCTGGGTTGGCGCCCTCGCCCATCTCGAAGTCCCACGAACATCCCTGCCCGTGCTCCTTGTAGATGAGCGGCTCGTTGGGGTCTTCGCGCGTGGTGTACACGCCGCTGACCGCGCCCGCGTGCGGATTCTGCTCCATGAAGTTGTACAGCGTGTACAGGCCCAGGGGCGGGATCAGCGTATCGTCGTCAACGTAGAAGATGTATTCGGCACCCTGGCGAATGGCTTCCATCGTGAGCATCTGCCTTGCGATGGGGGAGCGCACTCCTGTCTTCACGCCGTAGGCCATACTTACGTTGAGCGGCGGTACCCAGTTCATATGCTGGAGCATAAACTGAACCGGCACCATGAAGGGGGCCCGAAAGCCGCTGTTCACTTGGAAGGTCTGTTCGCACTGCGGGCACGGCAGCACATCAGTGACCGGCTTCGCGCCGATCGGGATGGCTACATAGATTCGGGGCTTGTCCGCCAGCTTCACGGCGGTGCGTCGCGCTACCTGGATGTCAGCCTGGCCATCCAGCACGTTGTCGTTGGTATTGATAGTCTGAGCCATGATTCCCTCCCAGGAATGTAAGGGGGGCCCCGAAGGGCCCCCGTATTTGATCAGCCCACCAGCATCGATGGTGCCGTCCTTGATCGTCAACGCGCCCAGGTTCGTGGTGGCCGTAACCGACGCAACGACCTGGGTGCCAGCAGCAGTGTCTCCGATGGTGATTTCCGGCGTGGCAGTGATGCCAGCTGCCCGGAACGTAGCATCGGTAAGTTCGACCGACATGCCAGTAGGCAGGTCCACCGTGTAGGTGAACGTGCCCGAGCTGGCAGCCAGGTCAATCGGAATCACGATAGGGACAATCGCGCCGTCAACCGGCCCGGCCTGTCCGCTCTCGCGGTCGTAGTAGGAAGTAAGCTTGCCCATGATGGCCTCCTTGGGTTATGCGCCTTGGCCTCCGATCCAACCGCGCCAGTCAGCAGCGCCAGCAGACAGACGATAGGTAAGCTTGCTCTTCCAGTTACCAGTATCGAAGTCCAGGGTGTGGTCGGTGTAGGGCTCCATGCGCCAGTACACCAGAACCCGAGTCTCCTCCGGGGGACCGTGCAGGAACCAGTCGTCGTCACCGGTCAGGTACTTGGACTGGAGGATCTGCATGGGATGCTGGTTGAGAGCGTTCACAGCGTTGTTGGCAGTGTTGTGCCGCAACTCGCTGTGCAGGATCTCATAGGCCAGCCACTTGAGGTCCACAGGAATCAGCAGATTGTGCGCGCTCATCTCGATGGGCAGAGAACGGTCGTCGACCATCTTGTCCATCAGGTTGACCGCGGTCTCCAGGTTGGCCTGGGACAGGTCGCCGCTGATGAGGTTGTCGTAGGTGCCGCCGCCGACGAGGGGGTGACTGTTGTTGAACAGACTCACGCCGTCGGGGGTGGTGGTCCCAGAGAACCCGTTGTTGATAATGTTCCAGATGAACTGCTCGATGCTAACACGAGCGGCCCGCGCCAGCGCAGGGCCAGCGTTACTGAGCGCACCGTCAAGGTCGTCGTCCATGGTCTCGAAGGAGATCTGGAAGCCCTTGGCGAAGGTCAGATGAGTGAACCGCTTGTCGTAACCCTGGAGCAGGGTGTCATACTCGATGCCCTGACCCTCGGGCTTCTGCGGGAAAGTACCGAAGCCAGTCAGGCCGGTAATCTCCTCGTAGGCGCGCTGCGAGTCACGGACGTTGAAGGACATGGGATAGGTCAGGCTCGGCGCGTCGAAGCGCTCGAACATGAGCTCGTCCAGGAAGGCCAGCCGATTCACAAACTGATCGGTGTACCTCTGGCGAAGCATAACGGATCCAGCACTAGCCATTTTCTACACCTCCAGTTTAGGTAACGATCGTCCGACCGCTAGTGTACAGATGGACCGCGTCACAAATCTTCACGATCCACTTCTCGTTAGCAGCGGTGACATCATTCTTAGAGTCGCTGCTAAGGGCAACAAGCTGCACCACGTCATGCGCGGCGCGAACACTGGTGACCTCGCTGGTGTCGAGCTCCACCTTGGACTGGCCCGTCAGGGAGTTGCCAGAGGTGTGAGACACCAGATTGCAGTAACGGCCCTGCGCCAGAAGCGCGTTGGCCGTGGTGGTGATGGCGTTGCCATCGGCCTGGATCTCGAACAACTGGTTCGGATCGTCGTAGATCTTCATCTCGGTTTCGCTGGCGCCCACTGGGTGCGCAACGACGCCGACAATGCTGGTCTCCTGGGCCGCGGTGGTGCCGTTATAAACAGCAGGACCGGCCTCGGCCAGGTAGAGCAGGGCGCCCTCATAGATCACGCCAGTAGAACTGCGCGTGTAGGACGAAATCTGGGGGGCGGTGCCGTACTTGGACCGCACCGGTCGGAGCCCCAGTTGGGCATCAATGTTGGCCATGTGTGTGGTCTCCTATTCTCGACGGAACATATCCGTCTGGACCATGGGAGCGGGGTCGCCGCTCGAACGTAGTGGGGTCTCGCCTGAGGACCGCGGGACTGCACCCTCGCCATACGTCTGGTAGTGCTTGGTGCGCTGCTGCTTTGCGGCTTGGCTCTGCTGGAACCGGAACTCGGCGTCGCGCGACCGCTTAGCCTGGCGGGCGTCCCAAATGTCTTTGGGAAGCTTGCACAGGATAGAGTCGGTTCCGCGCCGCACGTAGTTGTCCACGTTAGCCATGCCCTCCATACGCGCCGGGGGATCGTTCAGATACTTCGTAAGGTTCTGGCCGATCTCGTCGTCGTATTCAACAGGCACCCAACCGCGCCAGCCACGATGGGCTCGGTAGTCGGGGTTCTTCCAGGACAGTACCCAACCTTCGGGATGGGAAAGGATCGCGTGAGGATTCTGTTCGTCATACGGGTCGTACGCAAGCTCGGGTTCGGGATCGTACGGATTACCCGCATCGCGCTGGGCCGCAGCGGCCCCTGCAAGCTGGTCGACTCGGTCACTGAGCGAGGACAAAGCGTCCAACAGATTGGAGCGCTCCTCAACGCCGTCCGCAATCTGCTGCTTGAGCTCAGTGTTTTCCTGCTCCAGTAGCGCCTTTTGCTCCTGGATTTCAGCCTTGGTGGGATTAGTGTCAGACATGCGTCACTCCTCTACTTGACAAACTTGTCCTTGTGCTCACGATACTCCGCAGTGCGCTCGACAATGCGCTGCATCATCTCGTCACTGATCTTGCCGCCCTTGAAGGCGCCGCCGAGAGACTGGGCGACAGCGTCCAGTTGCGCTCGATCAACGTCTGTTTCGGGGGCCGGAGACGGGGCGCGGCTGCCGCCAGGGGCAGTCGGCCGGATGCCGGTCATACGCCGGTTGGATCCAGCAGCGGCGGGCGTGAGCCCAAGCTGGAGTGCAGCCTCGTTGGCCGCGTTCAGCACCGCGCGCGGATCACTGTCGGCGTTATTGCCGAGCTGCGCAAGGATCTTGTTGGTCTGGGCGTAGAGGGTCGAGGACCGATCGCGCAAATCGGGCCAGCGACTCATCGCCTCGCGGTTGGCTTCCTGCTCTTGTTCCGCGAAACTCTGCTGGTGACGGACGGTACTGATCTTCTCGTCCACCTTCTCGGCAATACGTCGCTCCACCAGATACTCGTCGAACGCAGCACGCTGGTCCTCGGGCACCTGGTCGCGGTACTGCCGCAACTGATCAACAGAAAGGTCGTCCAGAGAGTTGGGGTTTGACGGCTGCGCGGGGGCCGTGGCGGTCTGGGACAGCAACTGATCAATCTTCGACGACACAGCCTCTAGCTGTCCCGTGAAGTAGTTCCGCTGCGCCTCCAGCTTCCGCGTAAGCTCACCACGAACGTTGTCGACAGTACGACCACCCTCGCCCGCGCCGTCGCCCTCACCGTTTTGATCACCCGGAACGGGACCGGGATCGGGGCTGGCGTCCAGGTTGGCGTCGTTGTCGTTGGGGTCGCCGGGCAGCGAGTCCGGCGTTACGCTGCTGAGTGCATTGTCCAGTCGGTCAGACATGGAGACCTCCTCCGCTCCGAATAACGCATCGGTCTTGCGAGACTCGAAGAAGGTGATTGGAGTTACTTCTCGAACTTATGCCCGCGCCCGTTAAAGGACGCACGCTGAGTTCGCTTTTTGGCGGACTTCTTCTTTACGCCGTAGCGCCCACGAATCGTTCCGCCGAACGGCTGTGAGCTTGGCTTCGTCTTGCGGTACTGGTTTCCCTTTTTGCCGGGTGTTCGGGCCATTACTGTACGCCCCCTTCGAGTGCGTTCATATCGTTGCCGCCAGCCTGGGTCATGCCCTGCGGCACGTTGTTCCCCTGGCCAGGTCCGACCACCATGGTCTGCTGCGTCATCTGCGACTGCAAAGCCTGGAGGTGCGCACGCTTGTGGTGCGCGTACCCGGCCGCAGCCTCGGGCGTCATGCTCTCGAAGGCGGGGGACTTCTCAAACTCGTCCATCACCTGCAAGTGCTCAGCGTGGTTGTCGGTCGGCAGGATGTCTACGGGGAACCCCATAACCAGGGCCTGGTTCTCGTTTTTCTGCGTCATGGGCGGATGCTGGTACGCACCCGTGCCGGGCATCGACGGAATGAGTCGGTCGATATCCACGCCCTCACTCCAGTGCCGCAGGAAGTCGCGCAGCGCCTCGCGGCGCGCGAACGGATCCTGGGCCATGTCGGGGTGCGTCATGATGGTGTTGTAGCGAACCTGCGCCAGCGTGCGGAGCACCTCGCGGTTGGTGTTCACTGTGTTGCCGGTGAAGCTGTACTCGAATCGACCGCGGATGTCGGCCGGGCGCACGCGCCGCGGCTGCTGCTGGCCAGTGACGTAATACCACTTCTCGTCGGGCGTCCACCGCTGGTAGAGTCCCATGATCTGGGCCATGAGCTCCGACCAACCCGTCTTCTGGAACCGGGTTACGAGTACGTCGGTGCGCACGTTGCCTTCGGATAGCAGGGCCAGCGTCCCCCGCGCGGTGCGGGGAGCATTGCGAACTTGCGGGCTACCCATGCTCATGGGGCTCACCGTCAGCCTGTCCGCGAACAGGAGTAGGGAGTCCATGGCACTCAGGTTCGCCAGGGGTTCCTGGGCAAACCGCGGGAACACGATGCCGTTCGGGTCCTGAATCGGGATGCCCTGGCCGGGCTGCACCCCAGTAAGAATCTGGGGATCGACCGCCGTGGCCGCGGGCACGTAGAAGAAGAATGGGTTATTGATGAGCTCCTGGGCGTTGTTCACGCTGTTCAGGACGTGGTCGACTTCGAGGTTAATGTCGATCAGCAGATCAGTCATGCCCTGGGCGTACCACCGGTCAGAGATCGGCAGGTACTTGAGCGACACGAACGGACGCTTGCCGCTGGGCGACACCTCGTCCAGGTACACAGCGCTGGCGATCTTCTTGAGATCGTACGGAATCTGGTAGATGACGGGGCAGGCTTCGCCGTCCCCATCAACGTCGTCCTCCAGGTACACTTCGTACACCAGGATCTTGTTCTTGTCGTATGTGCGGTAGCCGGTCGGCAGGCTGATGGTGGTGTCGCGAACATCCCGCGTACCATCACCGGTCACGTTGTCCTTCTGGCGCCGCAGACTGTCGTTGTTCTCGTCCTCTTCCTGGCGCACTCCGCGGCGCTTCCGCAGAAACTCCAGGTCCTCGTCGTCCAGATCCCACTCGCCCGCCGCCACCAGGTCCTCGATCTCTGCGATCGTGAGCCAGTGCTGGTGGACGACGCGGTCTGCCGACTGGAGATCCTTGGTGCGGTACGGCACGATCAGGTCCTCGAACTCCATGAGCTCGACAACCGGGCCGTCGTGCACCAGGCTGGGCCGGTACACCGTGACGACCAGCTCGTCCACGTACTCGCTGTCCTCGATCTTGACGGTGCACTTCAACTGGCGACGCGCGTCCAGGAAATCGACCTCGTAGCGCCCTCCGTCCAGCCCCTCGCCCGCGGGCTGCGTCTCCTCGAAATTCACCAGTGCGCGCGTCAGATTATCGGGCTTGCCGAAGATCTCGACCATCACGTCGATCAGCGACTTGGCGCGCGGCTCCTCGACCGTTTCGCCCTGGGTGTCGATCTGGCCAACGTCCCACAGACGCTTCACCGGGAAGACGTCCACAGTCTTGCGCCACTTGCGGCGCCAACCAGTCTTCACCGTCGACACGCCGTCGATGGCCGTGTTGCGGAACCAGTTCTCGGTGGTGTTGTACAGGTCTGGGATATCGGACTCCAGCCCCCAGTTGAGGTAGAGCTCCGCGTGGTTCGTCTCCTCGGGCATGAAGTCTTCCGCGACGCGCCGCACGTGCACGATGGGCTCCGTGCCCCAGAACGCGTTCACGAGCTTCGGCACCATGCCCTCCACCTTTTCGGTGATCACGGGCAAGTGAATGTTGCTGGCACCCTCCCAGGGCTCAGTGACGTAATCGTCCTTGTCGCCGTAGAACAGGGCGCGCGCCAGCTCCAACTGGCGCAAACGCGGCTGCCGGTCCTGGACATCCTGGGCGATCATGCGCACCAGGTTCAAGCCGCGCGATTCCTTGAACTCTTTGCTTAGCTTGATCATCGTTACCCCGTTACTACAGCCTCGATGGTGGCAAGATTCGTCACAGATTCGTTCTGCACGTACAGATGCGATATGGCTCCTGTCAGCAGCAGAGCCCCGTTGGCGCCCAGCGGCCACAGGAACGAGTTGTTGTTGACTGCCACCTTGATAGCACGGTCCGTCTCCAGGAACAGCGTAGTGCCTTCATCCACGCTGGGAGACGCCGTTACGCCGCTCAGGTCAATTTCCTGCGGCATCGCCATGTTGGTGGCCAGCACGATGCGCTGGTGCGTGGACTCTGCGAACGACGCTTCAGCGGGGGTGTATCGCTGGTCGTACATCGTTCTACCATTTCGGTCTAGCTTTACGGATACCCCGATAGTCTGCTTCAGCACGTCTGCCATTTACAATCTCCTGGTTCCGCCGCAGCCTGTCAAGCTCGGGCAGATGAATTTTTCCGATGTAGAAGTCGTCCGGCGCCTCGCGCTGCTGCTGGCGCAACATGCCGCGCAGGACCGAGTAGTTCATGCCAGACTGGAAGTAGTAGCGGATCATGTCGATGAAGTCGTCGTGCACCTTGCGCACAGCGTCCTTCTCGCCCATCAGATCGCGCTGTTTGTTGCTGCCCCACTCGTCGAACACGAAGTTCTCGAAGTTCTGCTTGACTGGGGAGCACGTGTTGAATGTGATGAGAGTCGGCTCGTCCCACTCGAACTGGCCGGGCCGCAGTGCCTGGTGGATGGCGTCGTAGCCTGCCGCGGCGTTGCGCTTGCGCGCGTCAGCGAAGTAGAAGCCGTGCTTGGCAAACTCGCGCTTGATGGTCTGGCCACCGATGCGCTCGGCCTCGTTGGCGCTCCAGTCGATGATGCGCATTACAATCGGTTCGGCGTCTTCCGTGCCGAACTTCTCGAACTGGGCCATCACCTCCGCAACCTCGGCCACCGTCCGCAGCCGATTGTCGTAGAGTGCGCGGTAGATGAACACCTGGTCGTCTGGGCTGATTGCCAACCACATGACGGCGATGGGCTTCCGGGTGTGGGGGTCGGCCAGACATACCCGCGGCCAGCTCCGAGGAATCTCGAAGGGATCGATCCAGAACGGCGGCTCGGGCAGCCATTCCTTGTACACTCGGCCTGCCAGGTGAAGGAAATTACCGTGGAGTCGCGCTTCGAGCTCGTCCTCGCGCAGATCACTCAGGAAGCTCTCGATGGCTTCCCGCGACAGGTACCCGCCGTTCTCCGTGCAGTTATCCCACACCGAGAACTTGTAGGTCTTGGCACCCGAACCCGGCTCGTTCGCACGCCCCATGACGACGTCTGCGATCCAGGCCTGCGTGAGCGGCGTCATCGTCATCCACATCTCGCCAGAGAAGTCGATGAGTCCGCGCTTGAGTCCAACGTACTTCTTATAGTCAATGGGCTCGTCCGCCCACACCCAGTGCCCGTTCGGGCCCTCAAACGCCATGTCGTCCTGGTCGTTCGACATGAAGTAGATCTTGCTGCCGTTGCTCCACGTGAGAACCTGGGGCACCTTTCGGGGCGACCGCACGATCTCCTTGATCATGTGCTTCGGCGCCCACTCCTCGAACTTGGGCCAGATAGTCTGGCGGATGGCTTGCTCGAAGTCCTGGGCTATAACGCGACCGACGTTAGGAACAGGGATAGGATTACCGTCGCAAAGGCGAACAATATGATCAGGATGCTCAGGAGGAAGCCAAGGGCGATATCCAAGAGAGTGTGCAATAGCCTCACACACCCCCGCCACAGTTTTGCCAGAACGGTTAGACCCCAGCACCAGTCGAATATCATACTTGCCTCCGTCAGCGTGGAAGTCCTGGCCATCCATGCGGGGCAGTGGCCGGTAGGTCACGATCTTGGCGGTCTCGTAGACCGTCTCGATGCGCTCCAGCTCCTCCAGAATCCCGAGTGCCTGCTCGTAGGTCAGGTCCGGCGTCGGCTGGTCAATCATTTCTGCAATGTTGGCCACACTACACCTCGTCGAAGTCGTCGATGACCGTGTACTCCGCCGGGATCTCAGGCTCTGGCTCGGGCGCTTCCTTCACCGCCTCCCGAATCGCCTCATCCTGGAGTACTTGGGTCAGAGTTTCAGGTTGCTTGTCCTCGAACTGCACGTCCATGATGCGCAGCCGCTTCACCTTGCTGGCGATCTGTCGCACCGCGGCGTCCAAATCGGCGGGCAGGGGCATGGAGTCGACGGAACCGGTCGAATTCTGGAGCTGTTCCTGGAGATTGTGGAGAGTTTGCGTCTTGTCGGCCAGAATACCGACCGCAGTCACCTTCTGGAGAAGGGAGGGCCCCCACAGCTTGACGTTCGTGACGTTTCCGTCCTCGTCTTTCTGCACGATACGCCCAGACTCGTAGTCTGCGGGCCCAATACTGTCCAGAATCTCTTCCGCTGCGCGGTGCGCCCGACCTGCCAACTCTTGCGTTGCCTGCGCCCGCGCTTTGCGCAGGGCCGATGGCTGCTTCTGGAGCTCGGCCAGCACTTTGTAGACAGTAGACTCGGCCACACCAAGCTGGCGGGCCGTTTCTCGCTTGTTTCCGGTGATTGCGTAGACCTGGATGATGCCTTCGCGCTGGGAATCGGTGAGCGGCTTTCCCTGGCGGGTGCCGCGCGGCAGACGGCGACGTCGATTGCGGGCCATGAAACGCTCCTGGGGTAGGAAAGAAGAGGATGAGCGGGCAGTTTCGGCGCCAGAAGATTAAGGCGTCAGCTAATCCTGGGCACACTGCCCGCATCAAGAAGAAAAATTGCTATTGAGAATATTTTCAAGTACTTCTTTTCTCTTCCCTCTACTATATATTACGTATAATAGAGGAAAAAGTTTCAAGAAAAGTGTCTCTTTTTTCAAAAAAGTTGTACGGAGACAACTGGAGTACCCCTTTAAATGGCTCTGAAGACCTTTAATCATAGGTTTTACGGCATTTCCCCAGATACGTGAACGGGGGTCTACGGAGTACTCCCAGTAACCGCTATATCACCGTACTAGCTCTGCGGGAAAGGAGAAAATAGGTAAAATATAGGTCAAAATATATGGGGAAAATTTTGTACCAGGTTAATTGGGTGGGGGGTTTACGCCTACGCGGAGCCCCTGGGGGGACCATCCCTGTTAATTTTTTGACAACCCCCGGCCTGGACACACGAAGGGGCAGACTGCCGAGTGTGACAGCCTGCCCTTTTGTCATGTGTTGTGTGCATGGGGCAGGCTATCCCACCCCATGCTTGTGTGCCCTACGCCAGCAGATCGGCCAGATCCCCGCGCCTGATGCTGTCGCCCTCGGCGTCCCGGAACCA